TCTGTTTCCAGTGCAAATCAATTACTGTCAGGTCCGGACGGGCGAAATTTTCGTAGTAGAACTGGATTGTACCACGCTCAGCAATAAGTGGTTCAACTTGATTTCTAAACACTGCATCAATTTCGTTTTTATTATTAAATGTAAAATTAAATGATTTTAAATTTGTATCTTTATAAAGCAACCCATCGCCTGAGTAAGCATTAATGCTACTGTACTTGCCGGTTGGATCAACTAGATCCAAGTAGCGACTCGCTCCAATGTTTGTTCTATTAATTGCTTTGCTCTTTGTAATACTACTGTAAGCCGTGTACGGAAAGTTATTATAATCTTCGCCGTTCACCATTCTGTTCTGTGTGTAGAAACGTGCTGGCGCTCTACGTTTAATATCATCAATTACTTCTTGACCTTTAGCATTTGACACAGGTTGTTGCAACCCGATGGTAAGTGTAAGTGTTTCGTTACGACCGTGTTTGCTAATATAACTTACATTAACGTCAATGTTTTGAATCTCTTCTGGATTGATAACGTACTCTAACCCGTTGCTTTCACGTACATAAGTGCGGAAGTCACCAACTGGTATTTCGCTGAATACACCGTCACCAAAGTTAAATGTAACTTGATCATTTACTCGACTTGTAATACTAAAGAATTTGCGTTCTTCAATGCCTAGTTGTGTATTGTCCGAAGCATATATGTTGCTAACTTCTGTCCACTCCTCAGCAGTTGATTTAGTTGTGTCAATTTTGAATAACCAAATATCATTATTGTTAATACCCGGCACGTCAATGTCATTGGACCTGTTAGCAATTCGTTCACTAAGTGTAAAATCTCGTGACTGTAATGTTCCTTGTTTAAAGTAGAAGAAATAGCCTGTGTTTGGACTAGCAAAACCTTGGTTATCATTTCTGTATAAAAAGTTAAGTTGGCCATTCTCGCTTGGTGCTGGTTCATATATGCCAGTACTAGCAATTGATGTGCCGTTTACAATTTCAAAATCCATAACGTTACCATCAACGGTTGCGGAGAATGGTACTACTGGTAAGAAGCCTTCTGCCATGTTAATTTCGTATTCATCTGTTTTAATGCCAACAATGTCAGCAGTACGACCTGGCTGTCCAATTTTTTGACTATTAACTAAAGCCGCATTTAAAATAGTCGTAAGTTGCTCTTGCCAATCATCGTTTGTTTTATCGTTCCAGCGAATTGCAAGATTACTAAGATTGTTTCTATTGTAATCTGATATGTTTTCTGTGGTAGATGCTGCTAATATTTTTAAATAGCCACGTGCGGTTTCGTTACGCTTTGGAGTATAGCCAACTAACTTGGCTAGATTGTTAACGCTGTCGCGTCTCTCGGCTGTATCAAGGAAGTTTTCACGTGTGTTTAAATCACTACGGAAGGCAATTGATTGCCCCATGAATGCCATTACATCAAGTAATGCGATGTACTCTGAACTTTCAGTGAAATCGTTAAATGTCTCTGGATGATGCTGACGCAAGTAATCCACGAATGTCTTACGAATTGTTTCAAAGTTGTAACTTTGCAGGTCGGCTTCTTTGTAGGTCTTGTAGATGCGCTGCCAATCTTCAGTTCCAAATATTGCCGTTTGCCTAGAGGTCTTTGCCATATTATAATTCTCTTTTAATGTTTCGTTATATTTATGGAGAAGTATTAACGGCGTAGTTTATCAAGCGATGGTTGCTGTCTGTTTATCCTGTATGAAAGTTATATAAAAGTCTTCTACACTTTTGTCTGGTAGTAAACTAACTGAAACCTGTACTGTCAGAGTGTTAATCGAACTTGATAACACAATCTCATGTACTTCTATTCGTGCATCCATACTAATAACACGGCGTATTTCAGTCTCAACATTGTTGGATGTTAGCGAGTCGTTTGGATCGAAAAGATAATCCCAAATCTTAGTGCCAACCTCTGGACGTCCTGGCAATGTGCCACCGCGAATTAATAACGCATTAAGTAAATCGCGCTTAATAAGTTCACGATCTGTCATTGTGAACTTTTTATCTTTATCAATAGTGCTAAAACCTTTATAACTTGGCATTATAATTTTCCTTATAAATCAATGGTTGGTATCTGTGTTGGTATCTGAGTTGGTATCTCTGGCAGTGCCGTTAAATCAACTTGGGCATTTAACGCTAAGTCGGTTATGCCGGTTGTATCTACTCCAGCTAGAGCATCTGCTGTTGCCCCTTGTGCTGCGGCTTCAATTTCACCAACAGACTGAATTTTAAGACTTCCTACTATTTCATCAACGTTAGCATTAACGTCTGGTATTTCAATTGTTCCGACCTCTAAGACTGGTAAACTAACCGATGACGAGCCAATGCCTTTTAATTTGCTTAACAAGTCAGCAGTCTTAGTAGCCACCATTAATGCTGCATAAGAAGCAAGATCACTAAGGCTGCTCATTACACCGTCTAGTAGATTAGTTACACCACTAAGCAAGTTGGCGAAATGCTGTTTAATATCTTCTATTGAGAACTTTGCTGCCAATGCCGCTATTCCAGCTAATATAGCTGCGAGTTCAATTCCTTTTAGTAAGCCCTGAAGAAATAGACTATTTACATTCTTTACCATGACGTCATTGATTAGTTCTCGTTGCAACCCTTCGTTATTTAAAATATCATCAACATCATTAACATCGTAGTTTCCGGAGAACACCGACGGATCTGACAGAATACCTGCAAGCGCATCTGCTTCAGTAGCTAGAGAAAGTCCTTTTTTAACAACTCCTGTGAGTTGTAAATCTGCGATACTTAAACCGTATGTACCTAGGCCGTTATCTGAAATTACATCACTGGCTTGATCTACAGTTTTTAAAATAGCTGTTAGCACTGCGGCGGTCTCATCCGTTGTTAGCCCAGGCACTTCAATGAGTATGCCCGGTTTGCCTATCTCTAAGACTAAGTCTTTAATTTCAATTACACAACTCATAAAATCACCTTAAGATTTATCAAACGGTTTTACGTTTGGAATACCTGTATTGTGTCCAGCCCACGGTTCGTGTGTTGGCGCGCGAGTAACAATACTCTTAAACTTGTCTGGCACTGACGTAAACCCTTCAGTGTCATTCTTTGTTGCGTCAGGGTAACTAACTAGTGGCAACGGTGTTGGCGCTGTTACTGATGCTGCACCGCCATCGTTTAATCCAATTGTTGAACCTTTAACTTCTGTGTGTCCGCCTGACTTAAATGATGCTGAACCTCCGGCATCAGTAGCTAATGTGCCATCACTCCTGATACCAATTTTAGCCTTGCTATATGCTGTAAAACTTTTCTTGCCAGTTAAGTCTAACGCTTCGTCTGCTTCTAACACAATATTCTTCTTACTATGCAAATTAATATTATCAAGTGCATCAATGTTAATGTTCTTATCGGCGTGCATGTTAATATCACCGCCTGTTCGCATATTAATACTATTTGCAGCATACATATCAATAGTGCCTTCAGCACCTAGTTCCCACCATGTGTTACCATTGGCATGGACAATATATATAGACCTACCATCATCTGTCATTGTAATCTGATGACCTGTTGATGTTCGAAGACGTATTAAATTATTCGTGCCGTCAACTTCACCGTCATCCATAACAAATGTATGTCCGCCGCGTCTACCAACAATGCTAGTATCTGTTACTTCGCCAGACTCAAGTTTCGACTTTGCTTCGTGATCGAACATGCCGGCTGTATATATAGGACGTCCGGGTGTACTAATGCCGTACACATAACTTGGGCTTTCTCGTTGAGCACTAGATGATATAGGACCGCGGTACGGGTCTGTTAATAATCCTTGCTTCCACATTTGTCCTGCGACAACAGAATGCATCGGCTTAGCGATAGCGCCAAACTCTGAAGTATCCATTGATGCTTGATTCTTATCCATTTCAACGACTGGGTTACGAACTGCATGAGCACATTTCTCAGCCTGGGCGGAATTACTATAGACTACATCGTCTTTAGCACCGATAGCTGGAATCATTTGATTCATCTGTGGTTCAGGTATAAAGCCTATATAGTAGCACTTATCGCGTTCACCATTTGAGAAAACAACAAGTACTCTTACACCTGGGTCTGGTACGTTTGCCCACATACCATATGAATGCCCGTTGCTTTCAAAGTTTGGTTCGTTAGCGTCAATCTTCTTATGTGGTGTCACACCGTAATACGGTGAAAGGTATCGTGCTGTGGTCCATGATGAAGGTTGATCCTTTGTGTTTTCATCACCAAAGGCCTCAATCCATACTTCGATTCTCCCACTATGTGTAGGATCGGTTGTTGCCATAACTTCAGCTTCAAACGGGCCCGAGTATCCGCCAACACCGCCACGGTCTTGTCTAAAACTCTTACCTGCTCGGTTACCTTCAAAATAATCTTCTTCTGCCATAATTTACCTTTATTCTGGATCTGCTGTTTTTATAATGCATGTCTCTGGAATGAATACTAACGTGCCATTTAATTGTTGTGTAAACTTACCTTTGTCAAGTTG